CGCAGAGATGCGTCCTGTCCAGTCAGAGAGAATGCGCCAGCACCTCCTGCTGTGCGTCTACCAGCACGGAGAGTCGCGTCCTGTCCAGTCAGAGAGAATGCACCAGTACCTCCAGCTGTGCGACGAGCTGCTCGCAGAGATGCGTCCTGTCCAGACAGTGCGAATGCGCCAGCGTCACCTGTCGTGCGACGAGCTGCTCGCAGAGATGCGTCCTGTCCAGACAGGGAGAATGCACCAGCACCACCAGCTGTGCGACGAGCTGCTCGCAGAGATGCGTCCTGCCCTGTCAGCGAGAATGCGCCAACACCTCCTGTCGTGCGACGAGCTGCTCGCAGAGATGCGTCCTGTCCAGACAGGGAGAATGCACCAGCACCTCCTGTCGTGCGTCGAGCAGCTCGCAGAGATGCGTCCTGTCCAGACAGTGCGAATGCGCCAGCACCGCCTGCTGTGCGACGAGCTGCACGCAGTGTCGCGTCCTGTCCTGCCAGCGAGAATGCGCCAGTACCTCCTGCTGTGCGACGAGCGACCCGTGTACCGGCCTGCTGTCCTGTCAGCGAGAATGCGCCAGCATCTCCGGTCATGACATAGTGAGTCGTGCCGAGCTGCGAGCTGATCGCGACAGCCGATATGGGTGCGTGTCCTAGCATGGATCACCTCACGCCAGGGCTGAGTCGATCTCGGACTGAGTCAGGAGGCCGGCATCTCTCAACGCATTCAGGCCGGCATGCAACCTAGGAGAGTCTAGATCGACGCTGCCATTCGCGAGGAGCCTGTCGTACCAGAGACGGACGATAGGATTTTGCTGTGCGGCCGCCACGACAGCAAGCTGTGTGACCTCGCTGAAACGATCCAGAAACTCCAGAGAATAAACCAGTCGAGGAGCAGGACGATCGATCCAAGCATCAACGATCGCCTGACCAGCAGCTCGCTGCTCATCAGTCGCCTCGGGAGCGAAACTCACACCGTATCGACCATCGAGATACTGCTCGACGCCGATGATCGGCGCGACAGCGGCGACAGTGGCGTGGAGGTCTGCTAGCATTCCCACCACCCCTGTATGCCTGCGCGGTCGGTGCCGTTAAAAAATGTCACAGTGCCGGTGCTAAATATGCGCTCGATCCAGTACAGCGTCCTAAATCCGATGCCTGAATATCCCGCCGCTCGACCGACTGCCGTCACTGGTTGACTGGCCACCTGGCTGAATGAGAATCCGGCGATGGTCCAGCCATAGGCCGGCGCGATGAAATCGACGGCATCATAGCCGATAGCCGTGATCCCGCCCTGCCCTGCCGTGCCATGCGTCGTGTACGAATGACAGGTCATATCGAACATGGACCCCATGACGCCGCAGACGATCTCGACCTTGTTTGAGGTTTGAGCTCTGGCCTGCTGGTATGTCGTGCTGGCGTATGTGTAGCTGGTGACGCCACCATCGACTTTATAGATCGGCCTTCTTTGTTGATGATAATAATTCCACACGAAGCGTTGCGCCGCCGTATCGCTGCACTGGTTTGCGGCGCTTGTCCTGATTGTTCCGAGATACCGGCGTGTCGTGGTGCCGGACTGGACTAGCACACCATCGACAGTGGTGAGCGCTGTGGCCCGCGTCGTGGCATTCGTCCATGCAGTGGTCGACAGCGCAGGTGATCCGCTCGAGACGATCGCATATACATCATAATTCGTGCCGGTCGTCAAGCCTGTCAGTGACAGGCTGATGCCTGTTCCGATGTCATAGGTGATCCATCGATTGCCCGTGTAAATTTCTATTTTGGAGTCGAGGTATGGCAAATAGTACAGGGTGCCTTGGGCGCTCAGGTCAGATGTCGGCACCGCCAGCGTGCTGGACAGTGACAGGCGACCACCGGGGATGATGTTGGGCGGCGTTACCTGATCGGCCGGCACAGTGACAAACACATCCTTGGTGCCAGCGCTGAGATTGACGGCAGCTCCCGAGTTGCTCGAGGCGATGACTGATGTCCTGGCGAGCGTCGTCGCAGGACTTCCGACCGTGCCGAATCCGACCTCATACTCGGCAGCCGTTCTGTGAGAAATCACATAAAAACAGGTGTTACTGGCACCGATGCCTGAACTGAATGTCTGGAAACCAGTGACGGCACCGGACAGCGTGAGCGTTCCGGTGCCGGTGGTGGTGCTCGTCTCTCGGACGCGGTCGGCGTAGACGAACGGCATGCCGATCTCCTATCAGGTGATCGTCAGGGCACCGTTGGTCGGATCGTAGTCGATCGTGAATGTCTCAGTGTCGGCCAGCGTGATGCTGCTGCCATAGTCGTACCAACCGATCAGCTCATCGTTGGTCGCCGTGTCGTTGTACAGGACGGCATAGCGAAACGCTGCCATCGCACCACCGCTCGCGGTGAATGTCACATCGCCGAGGACCAACTTGTAGGTGCCTGATGTCTGCGAGCTGCTGGTGATCGATGCGGTATTTCCACCAGCTGTGTAGCCGTTTCCAGCAGCGATCTGCGTGATGTTGGCCAGCACGGTGTTGGTCGCCAGCGGTGCGCTATTTGTTAGCGCAATTTTGAGGACATCGCTGCCGAGATTGTGCACCTTCTCGGCCAGCGCCTCGACAAACGAGTTGAACTTGTTGAATGTCGCCATAGTATCCTCCTACCAGAGAGCCACGATGTTGCTGGCGGTCGTGCCAGTCGCGAAAATTCGGACCACCCGAATAGGCAATATCTCGTGCTTGTCAAGGACGAATGTGACATCATTCCCCGAGCCTGCCATTCGCACCTTGAGACTGCCTTGTGCGCCGATATAGACACCTCTCGTCGTGTTGGACAGATCGGTGTCATCACTTGGCGTGACAGCTGCCGCGTCGTTATAGGGGCTGGTCAGGCCCTCCTGCTGATTGCTGTGGTGATCAGTCGGCATCTCAAGCTCCCGCCGTCGTGGTCGTCGTCGTCACCGCTCCTGGTATCGACTCGACACAGGTGATCACCTCATGCGTGCCGTAGCCTGTCGGATCCGAGACGCTGACGGCCTCCAAGATTCTCGAGCCATGCACGATCCTATGCGATGGACGCACATCGCCACGATACCGGATTGTCACGCGATACGGTGCCAGCGCCTGCTGCGACAGGCCGAGCTGGATCTCGGTGCCGGGCGACATCTCGACCATGGCCCACACGGTGCCGTAGGTCGTCCATGTCCGCACATCCTGCCCGTATGAGTCGGCCGACTCGCTCGCCGACTGGAGCTCGATGCGGTGCCGCAGCTCTCCGATCAGCGTGCGCCTCGCCATCAGCCGAGACTCCCGTCCTGATACGCCATCAGGAGCGATTCGACGGCCATCGGCACGGTCGACATCGTGCCTGGAGCGACAGCCTCGCGCTGCTCAAACCAGTGCGACACCAGCATGCGGATGCACAGTCTGAGAGGGGCCGGCACACTGGCTGCCGTCGAGCCGTATCCTGCGATCCAGTCGACCTCGATCCCTCCTCGCAGCGCTGTCTGGAGCGAGGGCCAAGTCGTGTCTGGATACAGCACCAGGCGTGGAGGATTGTCGTCCAGCAGGGTGTCGAAATCATCGGCCGCGTAGGTCAGCGTCTGCTGGTCGCCGTTCTCGTCGTAGTACCGGATCCGCGGTGTCGCGTATCCGATCCCGGTGATCGTGTTCGCCGCTGCCGTGATCGCCGGCGATCTCGGGAGCTCGATGTCGTAGGGCCAGTAGTCGAGCCGCATGCGATGTGCCGTGTAGATTAGGCTGCGTCTCGTGTACCGCTCGACATGGATCCTCGCCGCGGTGATCAGCATCGAGATCGTGCTGTCCTCGTCCGAGCTGTCGACGCGTAAATGAGCCTTGGCCTCGGTCAGCGTGACGGGCTCGACAGCGGGCTGGACGAGCGTGACGAGATTCACCTGGTCTCCCGTCTGCGTCGCGCGCCGCGCTCGGGGATCTCGGGCTCGGGTATCTGGATCGGTGCGGCGGGAGCGTCATCGACCGGGACAGCGACACCCGCGGCGACCGCGAGTCGCGCGTCTGAGTCGGGCATCTCGACGATGTCTCCGCACTGGTAGCTGACCAGCGTGCCGACCATGTGCTGCAGGATGCGTATTTTCATGACCTAATCCTATTCCGATTCGAGGTTGTAACGCAATCTATCCTGCGCTGTTTTTACGCTGTGACACGATGCGCACAGCGGCTGAAGGTTCGCGCGATCGTTCGTGCCTCCTGCGCGTAGCGGCACGATGTGATCGACCTGATCCGCGGATCCTCCACAGAGACGACAGATCGGCTCCTCGCGCAGGATCATGAGACGCCATCGACGCCAGGTGCGATCGTATCCGCGGTCGTGTGCCGAGGGTCGTGTGTCGCGAGCTCGCGATGGTCGAGTGACGGGTCTCGCGGGTCGATGTCTCGGGAGTCGTTCAGCCATGCGCCATGTCCTCGGCGAGGGCAACGAGGCGACCGACAGGGAGCGAGTGCACC